TTACGATGTGAGCTTTTCTGACGGTAGTCGGTTGATGGTTGACGGAGACCACATTTGGACCGTTGAGAAGAAGGTTGGCAGGGGGCGCAAGATAGAACGAGTTAATTTCGATACTCGCACCCTTGCTGGAATGCGTTTGCGTTACGATGGCAACAGTTGGCTTTACTCGATTCCAATGGTTGAGCCGGTTCACTATGCAAACGAAGAGCAAGATGTCCCGATCCAGCCGTACCTTATGGGACTACTGATGGGCGACGGCTGTTTTACGCGAGGAACAATTACACTTGCTGGTGACGATTTTGAGATGCTTGATTACATTGAACTTCCCGATGGGATTACAATGGAGCGATCTCCTGGAGATAGGGATTGGAGGTTTTCAGATAAGACGCAAGGACAAAGACTGCACAATGGCAATGCTCTAACCGAGTGGATTCGCGCCTTTGGTTTGTATGGAAAGAACTCGCATCAGAAAACGATTCCAGAGTTATACATGAGATCAAGTCCCGCAAACCGCCTTGAGCTTTTGCGCGGACTGATGGATTCTGGCGGAAGTCTTTTTGGCAGGAATTCAGTAAGATTCTCAAGCGGCAATTATGAGTTGTGCAAACAGGTGCTAGAGCTTGTTCAGTCCCTCGGCGGCACTGGTTCTATAGGCAAGTTTGAGCGTCGTGACACAACAGAGTGTTGGGTAGCTATTAATTCTCCGATTAATCCGTTTAAGATTAGTCGCAAGGCCAACATTTGGAGGCTTCGTAAGTTTCGCAAGCCTATGCGATACATCACAAGCGTTACACCGTCTGGAACTGGCGACATAGTTTGCATTGCGGTCGATGCTGCAGATCAGTTGTATGTTACAAGTAATTTCATTGTAACTCATAATACAACGGTCGCAAGCATTGTCATTCCTTACATGGTGCATTGGGTGTCATGCCTTAAGAATCCACAGGACTACTTTAACTTCATGAACGGCTCCCGCATTGCGTTTATGCTCATGTCGACTTCCGAGAGCCAGGCGAAGGAAGTTCTTTTCGGGGACATCAAGGCGCGCATTAACCACAGCCCTTGGTTCCAGAAAAACTGCATGTACGACAAGGAGTTCAAGAACCAGCTTCGCTTCCCGAAGGATATATGGGTACTTCCTGGCAACTCTCAAGAGACTGCGTTTGAGGGGTACAACATTCTTGGTGGGATTCTCGATGAGGGCGATTCCCACAAGAAGACAAGAGACAAAGACTACGCCGAGCAGGGCTACGACACAATCCACTCTCGCATTGATTCGCGATTCAACGATCCCGAGACTGGCGACCACAGGGGCTTGCTGCTTGTTATTGGACAGATGAAAAGCGCTAACGGGTTCATGGCAAAGAAGCGCAAGGAACTTGAGCAGGATCGCAATGCCCTCGTTGTGTCAATGACCATCTGGGAGTCGGTCGGCTGGGACAAGTTCACAAACGAATACGGTGAGCGCGATTCGTTCTGGTATGACAAGAAGCGAAAACAGATCGTGCCCAATCTTGTTGTTGAGTTTGTGAAGAACCCGGACCTGATTGAGATTCCAAACTCCTACAAGAAGAACTTCTTGAATAACCCCGAGAAGGCGCTTCGTGACCTTGCTGGCATCCCGCCCTCGTCTGAGCAGCCGTTCATCTCCTTGACTGATAGGATAGATGAATGTACCGAGCGATGGGAAGAGTCGCACCGGATGCCCGATGGCACGGTGCCCGTCCCGGTGGGTGCGGACCCGTCGCACCCGATGTTGGGGCCGTCCGTTGTGGCGACGGATTCACTTCGACGCGCAATACATATTGACGTTGCGGTCAGTGGAGAGGGTGACGCGCTCGGACTTGCTATGGGTCACGTGGCCCGTCTAGTCGAGGTTGACGACGAACTCAAGCCCTACATTGTGTTTGATTTCTTGTTGCGAATCAAGGCAATGCCGGGAACAGAGATCATTCTTGGTGATGTTCGCAAGATTATTTATGAACTGAAAGATGAGCGCGGGTTTAAAATTCGCGCAGTCACAATGGATGGATTTCAGTCAACCGACACAAGGCAACAGCTTTCTAAGAGGCGCATTGCGGCGAGCTATTTGTCTGTTGACAGAGAGCTTACCCCGTACTACGATCTGCGCGAAGCGATCTATGAGCATCGCATTGAGTTTCCACCTTATCTTACATACCTCAACAAGGGCGATGTGGAGAAAATAGAGATCGCGAAGTCGGAACTGATGCAGCTCTCCGAAGTAAACGGCAAGGTGGACCATCCAGCGAATGGCTCGAAGGACGTTGCCGATGCAATGGCTGGCGTGACTTACACCCTGATGGGCGACCGGGCGTACCGGCGTGTTGCGCGTGGGGCGCGTGACGGGTACGGTGAGGACCGCAAGGCAATTCCTACTCCAAGTTCTGGTCCGATTTTCAACATGGGCGATTTGCTGGCTGGCTTCGTTTCTGGAGGCATCCCTTCGGCTCCGATCCCAGACACATCTCGCTTGCCTGATTGGACAAGGCCTCCAGGATTTTGATGAACGGAGCACAACATGACACTTGTTGACAGTAGGGGTCGTCCGATCACATCTTCGGCATCCCCCAAGAATGTCTACAAGCGAGCGCCTGCCCCCACGCTTGGCGAAGCGTTTGGCGATTGGGCGGGGCGCGACCTACAGTACCTCAGCCTCCCCGGCGGCGGCGTTCTTCAGTTCGACCTTTCTCGCCTGACGCTTGCGGACTACCGCTCGATGGCGACCCACTACCAGATCAACAGCTCCCTGTCGGTACTGGCTTTCATGCTGCACCAGCTCGACTTCTCTGTCGAGTGTTCCAGTCCAAGGATTGCGTCCGCAGCAGACGACATGCTGCGATTCATCTGGACTCGACTGGTGCGCGCCTTCTCGCAGGCGTTCTGGGCTGGCTATTCTCCTAATGTTTTGCAGTGGGAAAATGACATCTCTGGCAATCGGGTCATACTCGCCAAGGTGAAGGACCTTGTTCCTGAAGAGTGCATGGTCAACTGGAAGGAAGTTGAAGGCGCACTGCCGCCTGGTGCCCCGCTCGGGGCGCGGCCTCAGAAGCTGAAAATCTACGACGGCATCAAGAAGGCCGGGCTCGCCTACCCGATCCCGAAGGAGAACACGCTCTGGTATCCGCTGCTGATGCAGAACGGAGATTACTACGGGCGAAAGCTTCTGAAGTCTGCGTTCCAGCCGTGGTTCTTCAGTACGCTCATTCACCTGTTTAGCAACAGGTACTTCGAGCGTTTCGGCGAGCCGGTCCCGATTGGACGTGCGCCCGCTGAAGATCAGATCACCGTTGACGGCGTGACTATGGACAGCAACTCCTACATGCTTGCGCAGATTCAGAAGATCCGCTCCCGCGCGGCTGTTGTACTTCCGTCCGATCGCCAGTCCGATAACACCGGAAGCCTGACCGATAAGTTCGACTATGACATTGCGTATCTTGAGTCGCAGATGCGCGGTGCGGACTTCGAGCGGTACATGACACGGCTGGACGAAGAGATTTCGCTTGCCTTGTTCACGCCCCTTCTTCTTGTGCGCACCGCTGACGTTGGCTCTTACAACCTTGGCGTTAGCCACCTGCAGATGTACCTTTGGCAGCTCAACGCTATTGCGGACGATTGGAAGGAGTACATCGACCGTTATGTCTTGAGTCCGTTTACCGATTGGAACTTTGGGACGAAGGCTCCGCGTCCCGTAATCAAGTTCTACAAGATGGGCAAGACGCAGGCAGAGACGAACCGTGCGGTTCTGTCTTCCCTGATTAGTGGAGGCAAGGTCAAAGTTGGCCTCACCGAACTTGGCCAGGCGACCGGCCTTACCCTTGAGGAGATTGAAGAGATTAGCGAGCCCCCGAGCCAGACGCCCGAAGAGGAAGACGACCGCGAGGCTCGGGTGCGTGACGACAAGACGCGGGTTGCCGACAGCATCGTTGCTCGGATCGCTCCGCAGGCCCATAAGGCCTTCAACAGGGGAACGTTCGGCAACGGGTGGAAGCCAGACATTGGTCACGGGTCGAAGCTTTCGCCCGTGCAGCTCGAAAAGCTTGAGACGTGGAACAACGAGCTTCTTTCGCCTGAGCTTTTCAGTGATGCAGATGAGTACATTCGGGTGTTCAGCGCCGGAGTGAAGGCCGTTCTTGATGTCAACTAGCCGGAAGCGAAATGAGATCCGTTGTGCGCGGGCACCTCTGCTTGCGACTTATGGAACCTACAAGGGTGGCAAGCCGTACATTCACATCAAGGTCTACAAGCAGCGGAGGATATGCGGCGAGGTTTTTATCTCGGCAGACGCAGAGGTTAAGATCAGATGCCGCGAGTGCCTCCGCCTTCAACGAGCAAGGATTGTCTCGAATCGTCCGATGATGCAAGAAGAATATGAGAACATGGAGGCGGCTGGCCCCACGGTTGGATCGCCCGATGTTGCGCCCGATACCTACGATGGAATAAGGTGAGCCTTACTATGAGCACGGCAACCATGACGAAGCCCACATCGCGCGAAGGTAGCACGGTGTTCTTTTCCGGACACCAGATCGCGCGAGAGCTGTCGCCCAAGTTCAACTACAAGAAGAACGATGCGGGCGTCAGTGTCCTCGTTGTGCAGGACGTGGCAGTGTTCAGGTCTGGCACCTTCGCGGACAGCACAGGCCTCGTGGCAACGTGGGAGCCCATTCACATCGACCAATTCGTTGCCCACTTTGAGATGCTTAAGAACCGAAACATCTTCGCAGACGTTCCGGTTCGGGACGGCCACCCCGGCTTCTTCCTGTCTGGAACTGAAGGCAACGGCAAGGTCGTTGGCTACCACACCAGCCTCCGCGCCGAGGAGCGAATCTCGCTGCACGACGGCAACCCGTACACGTATCTGATTGCCGAGTATGAGATTCTCGATCCCGAGGCGCAGGAGAAGATCAGCTCGGGCTTGTGGCGCAGCCTCTCCGCAGAGGTCGGAAGGTACGTCACCAACGACGGCGCAGAGTTCTGGCCGGTCTATTGGGGTGTCGCCTACGTGGACATTCCTGCAGTCGAGGGGCTCAAGGGTTTCTCGAATGGAACAAGGTACATCATCGAGGAGGAAAGCGTGTCCAACGCCAAGACCGTCAACAAGCCGGAGCTTCCCGCTCCGCCCACCGATCCGCCCACGGGGGGCGAGCTTCCCACCGGAGGTACTGGCGTCGTTCGTTCGGGCGAGCGGTCCCCGTTCGTCTTCAGCATCGGCGGGAACGAGACGAGCGACTTTGCCGCCGTCCAGTCCTACGTCGCCGCTTTGGAGTCCGAGGTTGAGGGGCTGCGCCAGTTCCGCGCCGAGACCGTCGAGGCCGGCCGCAATTCGTTCGTCGAGTCGCTTGCCTCCAGCGGAAGGCTGTTTGCCTCCCAGCTCCCGGACGCCAAGCGGTTCGCTCAGACGCTGAGCGATGAGCAGTTCGCTGCATGGAAGGCCACTATGGAGGCCGCTCCGGCGAACCCGATTCTCGGCAACTACGACTCGTCGGGCGGCTCCGATCCGACCCCCACGGGTGCGGTTGACGCGGCTGCGGAGCGTGCCGCTACACTGCGGGGCATCATCAAGCAGCATCAGCGGGCAGGCCTGTCCGCAGACAAGATCAAGATGACGAACTCCTACAAGGAACTCGCCGCTCTCGACCCGACCTTCACTCTGTAAGGAGAGACCAACATGGCTTCCTTTGACAAGGGTCCGGTGCCCGCTGCGTACACTCCGTTCGGCAAGAACGAGTTCCTGCGGTCCACTCAGGATGTCAAATACGAGCACTACACGCTCGCCAAGGAGACAGTTCCCAGCCGAACGATCGACGGCAGTGCGCAGAAGATCTTGCAGCCCGGCACCGTTCTGGCGAGGATCACCTCCGGCCCGAGCGTCGGGAAGATCGGCCCGTTCTCGGCTGCTGCCACCGACGGTCGGCAGACCCTTGCGAACATTGTCGGCATCAACGGCACCTTCCTCCCGTGGCAGCTCCTGGAGCGCGACGTGGAGGTGGCGGTCGTGGTCGAGGGTCGCGTGGTGCAGGCGTGGTGCATCGAGCTCGACGCTTCTGGTGCCGAGATCCCCCTGTCCAACACAACGGCAGCTGCGCTCGTCGCGCAGAAGTCGCTGTCCATCCTCTTCGCGTAGGGAGCGAGAACATGACTGTGAACGTCCACACCTTCGGGGGGCAGCCCGGACAGCACGCTTCGGCGCTCGCTCCCCTCGACCGGCTGGTCCGCAAGGAGGTCGCGCTCGGGCAGATTCGAGACATCGAACCTCCCACCACGCACATTGGCACCTCGCTGATCGCTCCGTGGCTCGAAGTCGCCGCTGACGATGTGATCTTCGACTACGTGACGGTGGACACCGACGGCCTCGCCCCGGCTCGCGCTGAGGACTCTGAGTCCGAACTCGCCCGCAAGGACGACTACGTGACCGGACAGGGCCGCGCGTCCATTGTGGATTGGGCCATCAAGGATCACTACACCGCGTCTGACGTGAGTCGCTACCGCGAGTACCTGCGTCTCGCCGAGCTCGCTGCTGGCGGTTCGTTCCCGCTGACCGTCACCTCCATGACCGAGGACTTCGCCAGCAAGTTGGCGCGGGACGAGGCGCGGCGTCGAAGGAAGCTGGACAACCGGATCGAGTGGCTCATCATGCAGGGCCTCTCGGCAGGCACCATCGCCTACAACGACGGCAAGATCACGTTCAGTGTGGACTTCGGTCGTCCCGCTGCACAGCAGGCACAGGCTCCCGCCTCGGGCACCTACGCCTCCGACACCCACGATCCGATCAACGACATCATCGCGGTCCAGCAGTACATGTCTGACGCCCAAGGCGTGGACATGACTCGAGCGATCGTGTCCAAGAAGTTCCTGTTCCGCGCCGCGCAGTCCTCGAAGTTTGGCCTCCGGGCCGGCTATGTGCCTGACGGCTCGGGCGGCGTCTCCGTCGTGGACCCGCGCTACCTCATTGATGGTTACGGCCCCGAGTACGCGATCAACATGCTGAAGAACGCGACCGGGATCGACTTTATCGTGTACGACTCGGTGTACCGCACACGGGCGCTGGGCAGCACGAGTGTCGTCAACAACAGGTTCATCCCCGAGAACCGGGTGATCTTCCTGCCGTCCGACGAGACGCTGAGCGAGTTTGACGACACCCAGATCGGGTTCGCCAAGACGCTCACCGCTCCGCACCCCGAGGGCAACTGGACCGCAGGCTTCTACGAGTGGGAGCGCGAGACGGTTGACCCGTGGGGCGCTGACCGCGGAACCGGCGTCAAGGCCTTCCCGGTGTTCCTGCACCTTGACAAGACCTACACCTGGGACGTAGCTCTCGCCTGATCAGGTCCGAACGGTGCGCCAGGGGCTAACGGTGAAACCTCGCCCCCTTGGCGCACCGACAACACATCGAAAGAGAAAGGTCAATGGCAGTTTACAAGACGGTTGATCCCGACGAGTCTCCCGACCGCATCAAGGGCTACACCGGGGTTGACCCGGAGTACCAGAACCGCGTCGGTGCGGTCTTCGAAGAGACCGACGAGGCTCCCGACGGGCCGGTGCTCGGCAGCGAGGGCGCTGAGGCGACCGTGCCAAAGCCGCCCGAAGCTCCCAAGTCCTAGGCGGTGCTAGATGGCGTACTGCGCTGCCACAGATCTGTTGCTGGGGAACATCCCTACGCCAACATATCTCGACAAGGGTAGGTACGTCGATCTTGCCGCTGACGAGATTGACGCTGCGCTCGGTTTCCGCTACGTGACCCCCATTGTCGTCACGGACCCGGTGGCCGGGCGCGCGTCAGAGCTTCTTCTCAAGAACATCAACATTCACATCGCTTCCGGCAGGCTGATTCTCGCGGCCGCGGCCGGTGGCTCTGATGACGACGTTCACGCTTACGGAATGAGTCTGCTCCGTCAGGGTCGCGAGGCCCTCGCTCGCCTCGCCGCGGGTGACCCCCTGCTGGCGGGCGTGACTGTTCTCAGCGGGGGGCCGTCCGTCACCTCTGGCGCTCCAATTGTTTCCAATGGCGATCCTTACTCGCTGGTCGATGAGTTTTACAGGATCGTCAACCCGTGCAACGGTGCGCCGATCAGTGGGGATGGTTACTACTGATGCCGCGCTACAATGGGCCGTCTTCCGATCTTCACTTCGCAATTACGGGTGACGATTCTGACGTGCTTGCAATGCTCGGTGCGCTCGATTCGTGCTTCAGTATCCAGGGCATGACAGACTTCATGTTCAATAATGCCGCGCCGTGGCTGAGAGAAAGGGCACAGCGTCGCTTTGGGAACGAGGGTGACGACGCCGTTGGAATGTGGGCTCCACTGACGCCGGTCACTCAAGACATTCGTCGCTGGGGAATTCAGGCTGGTCACTGGAGTGGCATTGCTCCCGACCACCCGATCAATCAGCGCAGTCATGCGATGTATGACTACATTGTAAGAGGGCGAGGGGAAATGGTCTTCTCGCCAGGGCGTTCGGTCTTCTACTTTCCCGGAAGGTCAGCGCCTACCAAGTTTGGAATGGACAAAAAGGTGCGGCGCGCCCAGCTTGGAGACGGTGGAAAAACACCCAAGCGTCCCGTTCTTGGCATCGGGCAGGTTGATGCTATGGAGATCATTACGCAGCTTTCGTATTTCGTTGTTAACCGAGTCTCGGGAAGGAGGGCTATCTGATGATTGACCTTACAGTTCCTGGCTTCCCGAACAACATCGTGGCCGTTCTCAAAGAGCACTTTGAGGCAATTGACCCCGACGTTCCCGTGCTGACTCGACCCATTCAGAAGGGTGACCCCATTCAGTGTTGGGGAATCGTTGCGGCTCTTTGGACTCCTGACGAGGAAAGTTGGGAGTTCCGAGGCGGTCCGGTATTGTCTGGTCCGACAATCAACCGATACCTGATAGGGGTGCAGTGCTTCAATCAGGACATGGACCAAGAGCGCGGGCTTTCCGTATCGGCGCGCATGGCCGGGATCGCACGGAACACGCTATCCCGATCCGCCGATGTTCATGTAGCCTTGGGGGCGTTGACCTCTACGGAGCAGGGCTTCACCGAGAGGTTCCGCAGGAGTTCCGTTCAGGGGCAGCGGTTCCTGAGCAATGAGATTGACGGTTACTTCTACCACCTGTCCAATCTTGAGTTTCTAGTTGAGACGGAGATCATGTGATGAGTGAGACAGAGAACCTTGCCGCTAAGGTCGAGGCCGCAGAGCGGGAAGTCGCACAGCTTCGGAGCGAGCTCGAATCGCTCAAGAACGAGGGTGGCGAGGAGAGGGCAATCG